CCAACTTCAGGCGGTAGAAGACCATTGTTTTTAGACGGTGGTTTAGAAGTGGAAAACTTAACAGAAATAAATTTCAAAAACTTAGATTTTCAGGAAGGTATAGCATCTAATGACAAGATAATTCTTGAAGCGTCAGGTGTGCGACCAGTCTTAATGGATAGTGGCACTAATGCATACATCAGGCCTGACGATAGATGGGCCCCTCCAGTGACCATACTTCCTATGACTACTACGCTTAAGCATGCTGACGAGCGATCTTTCGAGTTCAAACTAGACGATAATGTTGCAAGTATTCCTGCATTACAACCAGAGCTAAGAGACCAAGCAAGTTACTATGCTACTCTTGTAAATGCTGGTATAATGACACCGAATGAAGCAAGGGAGGCATTAAGACTTGAAGAAATCACAGGATTTGATCAGCCAAGAGTTCCTGCAAATATCGCAGGTTCAGCCTCAAATCCAGAAGAAGGTGGCAGACCGAAAGAGACCCCACCAAGCGAGGAAGAATAATTATGACAAAAGACATGATGGTAAAGGCTTTATCCGATTTCATAGCCAGCAAAGGCGTTGAGACAATGGATTTAGTAACATATCAAAGCTTCGGCAACGATGTACCTGTGAAAGACTTTATGCTTAGACGAGCATTTGGGTCTTGGAATAGAGTATGTGCAGTTGTCAAACAACGATATCCTGTCCAAGTAGTAGTGAAGGTAGCACCTACGAAGGTAGCTCCTACGTGCGAAGTAACTGCTACATAGGAAGTTAAAGATGTCACGACGTAACGAAAAGATATATCAATGGACTAGCACTTTTAAATCATTAGGTGAAACTGATGATGGTGGAATTAATATTAAAGGTTCTGCAAGTACAAATGGACTAGATAGAGCTGGTGATATTATCGAAAGCGAAGCGTGGATGAAAGGTGGATTGGAAAACTTTAAAGGTAATCCAATTATTCTTTTCAACCATGACTATAATAAACCAATCGGCAGAGCCACTGGTTTAGAAGTGACCGATAAAGGCTTGGAAATATCTGCAAAGATATCAAAAGCAGCAGGTGATATAACCCAATTAGTTAAAGATGGTGTCCTCGGAGCATTTTCAGTAGGATTCAGATGTAAAGACTCTGAATATATGACTGATACCGATGGGTACAAAATAAAAGACGCGGAACTATTTGAAGTGTCTGTAGTGTCAGTGCCTTGCAACCAAGGGGCAACCTTTGGATTAGCAAAGTCATTTGATAGTATGGATGAATACAGAAAGTACCAAAAAGAAATTTTACAGGCTAACTCAACCGCAGCAGCAGACGCTGTTAAAATTGAGCAGCCAAGCGAGGAGAAATCCTCATCAACGGAGACTGATATGTCAGAAGAGAGAAAATCTCCTGAAACTTCAATCGACCTTGAAGCATTTGCAAAAAAAGTAGCGGAAGATACTGCGACTAAGATTGCGATGAAGCAAGCCGAAGCAAAGGCAGCAGAAGAGGCTAAACAACAAGAAGCAATTCAAGTTGAAGCTGACCAAAAAGCTGTTCAAGAAGCTAAACAGGAAGAAACAAGGACTATAGTGGAAGCTGGTTTGACAGGAGCTGAAAAGCTAATGAACGACCTAGAAGCTAGAGTTAACGAAAAAAATGAAGACTTGAAAACAGTAGTCGATAGCCTAGAAAAACAACTAGCAGAAAAATCAGAGGAAATCATGAGTATTCGTGAATCCAAAAGAACTTTCGCTAAAGGTAATGGCGGCGACTGGAAGAAAGACTTTGAAAACGACATCATTGATGCAAAATTTGCTGGTTTAGCTACTGGTAAAGGATGGGACAATGATTACTCAAAATCATTAATGGAAAAGGTAAATGAGCACTCAGGTACTCAAGTATCTTCTGTTGACTTTGAGCAAATCGTTTCAACAAACATTGAAAGAGATATTCAAAATGAATTAGTCTTAGCACCTCTATTTAGAGAAATTGCTATGACTTCTGCTAACATGATTATCCCAATCTTACCAGATGCTGGTTACGCTGAATTTACAGGCAACCAAGCAGCTACTGGAAGTTCACCTCATGGTAACTTACAAGCAAGAGGGGCAGCTTATAACCCTGGTTCAGCAGCAGGTGTAAACCTAACTGAAAGAACTCTTTCAACCAAAAAACTTATCTCACAATCATACTTAGGTAATGAGACTGAAGAAGATGCAATCATGCCACTACTTCCTTGATTTAGAGAGTCAATGGTAGTATGTCCCGCTAGATCACTTGACGATGCAATCTTAGCTGGTAACAGCTGACATACTGTTCAGACATCAGCTGCTTTTGAAGGTCTACTTACTATGGCAGACGGATCAGATGCTGATTATACGCAGCCATCAGGAAATTATGAAGCAGCGGACGTAGGTACTGCAGCAGACCTGCTTGGTTTGAGAAAAAATATGG